AGCTCAAACGCTCTTTGATGAGGGCGTCATTGCGATCCTTCCAGTCGATACGACGTTGAACCCCCTGACGACTGGCGGATACGACGTCAATACCATGCGTATTGGCCGGGTCGTGCAGTGGTACCCGAAGCATGTTCGTGTCCGGGCATACAACGAGAACGCAGGAGTTCAGCAAGACGTGGTCATGCCGAAAGACATGGTTGCAGTTGTTGAGAATCCGTTCTACGCGGTCATGAACGAACCAAGTTCTACTCTCCAGCGGTTGTTGCGAAAGCTAAGCCTTCTGGACGCAGTTGATGAGCAAAGTGCCTCAGGCCAGTTGGATCTCATCATTCAGTTGCCTTATGTCATCAAAACTCAGGCACGTCGAGAAGAAGCTGACAAGCGACTCAAGGAGATTGAGTTCCAGCTAAAAGGCTCGCAATACGGGATTGCCTATACTGACGGCACCGAGAAGATCGTTCAGCTGAACCGCCCGGCCGAGAACAACTTGATGACCCAGATCGAGTACCTTACGAACTTGTTGTACGGTCAACTTGGTCTAACGCCGGACATCATGAATGGGCATGCCCCCGAAGAGGACATGCTCAATTACTACAACCGGACGATAGAGCCGGTTCTAGCGGCTATTGCTGGCAGTATGAAGCGAACGTTCCTCACAAAGACTGCGCGATCACAAGGCCAGTCAATTCTTTACATTCGGAATCCATTCCTGTTGGTCCCTGTGAAGGACCTGGCGGAGATTGCCGATAAGTTTCGCAGAAACGAAGTTCTCACGGCGAACGACATGCGTTCCATTATCGGATTCGCCCCAACGAAGGACCCGGCTGCGGACAAACTGCAGAACCCGAACATCCCAGCGGCTTACTCTGCACAACCACAGAATGGTGTTGCGCTGAAGAGGCCGGCATTGCCTCCGAAGACGTCGGATGTGCAAGTTCCAGCAATCCCGTCGGCCCCTGATCGTCCGGCCATTACACAAGGAGACAACAGTCAAAATGGTACCTGACTTCACTGGGTACGTCACGAAGAGCGGCATCAAGTGCTCCGATGGCCGGGTCATCATGGCCCACGCCTTCAAAGAGGCTGATGGCCAGAAGGTCCCGCTCGTGTGGCAGCACCAGCACGATGCCCCCGGAAACGTCCTCGGCCACGTGATCCTGCACACCCGCGATGACGGGGTGTACGGCGAGGGTTTCTTCAACGAAACCGAGTCCGGCAAGAATGCCAAGCAGCTCGTGCAGCACAACGACGTCAAGTCGCTGAGCATCTACGCTAACGGGCTCGTCCAGAAGGCCATGAACGTCGTTCACGGAATGATCCGTGAGGTCAGTCTGGTCATGGCCGGCGCGAATCCCGGGGCGTTCATCGAGAACGTCAACATGGCTCACGGCGACGGTCTGCAGATCATCGAAGACGAGGCCGTGATCTACCCCGGCGTGGAACTCGAGCACGCAGAGAGCACCACGATCACCGGTCCCAGGCAGGTTGGCCGTCCCAAGGGCGTCATGCCGACTCCGTCAGCTGACAACCCGGACCCCGACCACGATGGAGACAATGACCTGTTCGATCCGGCCGATGGTGGCCTCGGAGCGGACGCAACGGTGCAGCAGGTCATCGACACGATGACCGACCAGCAGAAGAATGCCCTCTACGGGCTCGTAGGTGCCGCAATGCAGCAGAGCGGCGTCGACGACGATGACCCCAACTCGATCACCCATGACCAGGAAGGCGGCGTCCCGGTGACCCGTAATGCCTTTGACCAGACCGACTCCACCGGCCAGAAGGTGCGGCCCGGCAGCACGCTGTCTCACGCCGACACGCAAAGCATCTTCGCCGCGGCGGTGAAGGGCGGCTCGCTGAAGGAGGCCGTCGCCTCGTACGCTCTGGCGCACAACATCGACGACATTTCCACTCTGTTCCCGTACGACCAGGCCGTCACCGACACCCCCGAGTGGATCTCCCGCCGGATGGAGTGGGTGGCTGGCGTGCTCCAGGGCGTCCGCAAGACCCCGTTCTCCCGGATCCGCAGCTGGACCGCGGACCTGACTCTGGACGAGGCCCGCGCGAAGGGTTACGTGAAAGCGTCGCTCAAGAAGGAAGAGTACTTCCGGGTCGCGAAGCGGATCACCACTCCCCAGACGGTGTACAAGAAGCAGCGTCTGGATCGGGATGACATCCTGGACATCACTGACTTCGACGTGGTGACCTGGCTGCAGACCGAGATGCGTGTCATGCTCGACGAGGAACTGGCTCGTGCCATCCTGGTGGGCGACGGCCGCGACATCGACGACCCGGACAAGATCAACCCCGCGAACGTGCGGCCGATCCTGGGCGACGACGAGCTGTACGTCACCACGATCAATGTCGACCTGTCCGATGCTGCCAGCTCGGCGGACGAGATCGTCGACTCCGTGGTCAACGGCATGCAGTACTACCGAGGCTCCGGCAACCCGGTGATGTACACCACCCTGCCGTACCTCAGCAAGATGCTGCTCGCCAAGGACACCCTCGGTCGGCGTCTCTACCCGACCAAGGTGGAGCTCGCCGCGGCGCTGGGCGTCAGTTCGGTCATCCCCTGTGAAGTCCTGCAGGAGTCGGCCGGCCTGGTCGGCGTGATCGTGAACCTGTCGGACTACACGATCGGCATGGACAAGGGCGGAGAAGTCAACATGTTTGACTTCTTTGACATTGACTACAACCAGTTCAAGTACTTGATGGAGACCCGCATGTCGGGTGCCATGGTCAAGTACAAGGGCGCCCTGACGGTCATGGAATTCGCTGGCGCTGGCGGCCTGCTGCCGTACGCCGCGGCTCCGACCTTCGTGGCTTCCACTGGTGTGGTCACCATCCCGGCCTTCTCGGGTCTGCACATCACTTACGTGATCGTGGACGACACCGACAACAGCGAGGGATCGGCGCTCACCACCGGCGCCCAGACCGCGATCGACGCGGGCACCTCCGTCCACATCCGGGCCAAGGCTGCGTCGACGTACGCCTTCCCGGACGACGCCAACGAGGACTGGACCTTCACCCGGGACGCCAGCTAGGAGTAGTCAATGCGGTTCTCCGGAACCGTAGGCTACGCAGTCAGTACGCAGACGGCACCGGGTGTCTGGAAGGATGTCATTACCGAGAAGAAGTATTACGGTGATGTCACTCGCAACGCCAGACGCCTGGTGCCTCCGCTGCTGGTTCCGCCAGAGCTAAACAGCAACCTCGCCCTCGAGAACTCGTTCAGCATCCTGGCTGACGCTGATGCCTACGCAAACTACAAGAACTTCAGGTACGTCACGTGGGAAGGCAACCGCTGGACGATCACGAACGTGGAGGTTAGCCGTCCTCGGCTCATATTGACGATTGGAGAGCTTTGGAATGGCGACACGCCTTGACTTGCAAATAGTGCTTGAAGCACTTCAAGACGGCGTGAGTGTATATTTCCAGCCGCCTCCAAACGTCACGATGAACTATCCAGCAATCGTCTATAACCGGGACTACCAGCAGGTAGACTTTGCCGATAACGGCCCATATTCCCGCACGATTCGGTGGCAGGTAACGGTAATCGATTCAGATCCGGACAGCCTCATACCCAACAAAGTTGCTGACTTGCCGATGACACGTTATGTCCGGCACTTCACAACCGAAGGCTTGAATCATGATATATATCAACTTTACTTCTGAGGAGGAGTAGACATGACGGCTGTCGTCTTCGATGACACCGGCAATAAGCGGTATGAGACTGGTGTCGACCACGGCGTCCTCTACCCGCTGAGCCTGGACACGGCTCTGTACGACACCGGCTTTGCCTGGAACGGCCTCACCGCCGTCAACGAGAAGCCTGGTGGCGCTGCCGCCAACCCGCAGTACGCGGACAACATCAAGTACCTGAACCTGCTGAGCGCTGAGACCTTCGGCGGCACCATCGAGGCTTTCACCTACCCGGACGAGTTCGGCGCCTGTGATGGCACCAGTTCTCCTGCGGATGGTGTGAGCGTCGGGCAGCAGTCTCGCCAGACGTTCGGCCTGACCTACCGAACCAAGGTGGGCAACGACGTCTCCGCGGACCTCGGGTACAAGCTGCACCTGGTGTACGGCGCCCTGGCAGCGCCATCCGAGAAGGACTACGGCACGGTTAACGACTCGCCGGCCGCAGTGGCGTTTTCGTGGGACTTCGACTGCACGCCGGTGAACGTGACCGATCTGCAGCCGACGTGTCTGATCGTCCTCGACTCGACGAAGGTGGACTCCGGCGCCCTGACGGCGCTGGAAACCCTCATCTACGGCGACAGCGGAACCGATCCGGCACTTCCGTCTCCCGACGATGTCATCGCGCTCTTCACCGAGGCGATCAACGCAATTGACCTGTCGCCGGCGACGTTCAACGGTGCCCACACGGTCACCATTCCGACGCAGACCGGCGTCGTGTACTACGTCGATGGTGTCGAGCACGCTGCGGGCACCTTCTCCCTCACCGCCGACCAGTCCGTGGTCGTGTCGGCCCGTGCCCAGACCACCTACGTGTTCAACCAGCCGGTGGTCACGGAGTGGCTGTTCACGTACGTCAGCTAACAAGGAGGTATCGAGTGCTCCAGCTCAAGATTACAACCACCGCCGAGGGTTACGATGAGGCGAAGAGTGAGTTTGTCTCCGGCGATTCAGTGATCATTGAGCTGGAGCACTCGCTTGTTTCCTTGTCAAAATGGGAGTCCAAGTGGGAGGTTCCATTCCTTAGTGCAGATTCAAAGACCAATGACCAGGTTCTGGATTACGTCCGGATGATGTTTTCCGAAGGCGAGTTTCCAGAAGAACTCCTCGAGCACTTCACGCCAGAGAACTACATCGAGGTAAATGCCTACATCAACTCTAAGATGACGGCAACCTGGTTTCGTGAAGAACGACAGCCAGTC